GTACGTTGTCCGCTGCGTCGCAGACAGACTGCAAGACTGCATCAGTATAGAGAGTGCCAACGCCTAAGGCGGTGCGAAGCTCTGCAACTGTTGTCAATGCCATGCTCTGATCCTTTCTAAAGACTCGAGGGGTAGAAGGGCACTACCCCTCGAGCGACTTAGGTGGCTGTTAGGCCTTGTTGTTCTTGAATGCGCCTGCGCCGACCTTGGTCGCGATTGCGCCGTAGCCGTAGTAGCCGATTGTTACCTGACCTGCGGCTGTTGATTCTGCGCGTAGTCGGTATGTTGGTGACTCGTACCATGTGTACGCATCTGGATTGATGATAAGGATAGTTCCATCTCCATCGCCACCATTTTCAGGGTCAACAAAAAGATTCAACCCCGCGACGTTACCTGTGAGTGATGTAGGTGTTACAACGCCGCCTGCGTTCTGTGGCTGTGATGCGTTGTAGATAGGACGTCCTGAATCGTTAAGTGTCATGATGTTAGACCATTGTCCGGTAGATACGACCATGTTACGAGCAAATGGATTTGGAAGTCCTGCTGTTGCTCCATAGACAGAAGCTGATCCGCGAGCAACAATACCGAGAAGCTCGGCTGCTGTTGGATATGTCGCAACTGTAGTTGCATCAAGTGTTGCACCTGAAATAAGTGCAGCGTTAACTGCTGCGTTAGTTGACTTGGCATAAGCTGCTGCCATGTTGCGGACAAGTTCATCGAAGAATGCTGGAGATGTACGATCTAGCAATTCTACTGAGAAAACCTGTTGTCCTGCGTACTTAGCAACGCTTACGCTTAGGAATGCAGAGTTCTGATCTGTGTTAGAAAATGCTGCGTCTTCAGCTGCAACTGCAACTGTAGGCATCGCTGTAATCTTTGGAATCTCGAAAGTCATACCTGCATCTGGAAGCACTCCACGAGAGATTGCATCGATTGATGGGCGGATTGTTGTTCCGAGAGGGTTGATAATCTCTGAAAGTTGACGTGTTGGTACTAGACCAGCGTTGTCAGTTGTGTTGTCTGCTGCTGCAATGTACTGACGAGCTGAGTCATCGCCAAGTGCTGCGCGAATTGACTGCTCTGCGTACTTTGCCGCTGTTACTTCGATTCTTGGCTTTGTGTAAGCCATTGCTGTTACAGCAGGGCGAGCAGCTTCAACTGCGGCAGCCTCAACTGTAGGTGTTGCTTCGACTGCTGGAGTGTTTTCCACTGTGGCTGTCTCGCTTTCTGTTGGTAGGGTTTCTTCTACGGCTTCATCTTCAGAAGCCGCAATATCAGTGACGGCTGCTGACTTAAATGCGGCGGCCTGCACTAAACTGACTTCGAGTAGGTCAGCACTCGATACATACAACACGCCATTTTTAGGCTTTGCTGCATTGACCATAACGCCGACTGAAAGACCAGTACGGAGTTCTTCGCTAGCCTCGATCAAAGCATCGGTGCCACGGGATGATTTAGAAATCTTGAAAGATGCAAAGATGCCATCTTCTGTTTCATTAAAGAATTGAGCGCGGCCGATTGGCTGCTTAGGATCATGCTCTAATAGGAGCTTCACTTTGCTTGAATCAGCTATGTTAATCGCGCCACGCTCAAAGACAACTGCGCCAGCTGAGGTGTTTCCGACCTCGCCATTAAAGGGAACGATCTTTCCTGAGATTGTGCGCTCTGACGCATCTGCTGTCAGTTCTGCTGAGAATGTGAGCATTTCTTTCATTGCATGCCTTCGCTTCCATTAGGTGTTAGGTCTGTCATCGCCATTGCCTGCTCTTGAGTAATTAACTGAAGATCGAGCATCTCGCGAATGATTGAAAGTTCTACAAGTGGATCAGTACGCAAGAAATTCTTATCAATATCAAACTTCACAATGTTGCCGCGAGCTGTAATGTCATCCATTGAAAGACGATCCTCTATCGCCGAAACGAACGGCTGCAGGGATAGAGTCAGAAACTGACGCCTCTCGTCTTGAACGTTGGCATAGGTCATTGTCGTATTTTGTGAAGCCGAAACATAGTACGGATCGATATTACACATGCGAGCGATCTCGGTTGCAAGATTCTGGATCGCTTCGTTGTACATCATGTCTTTAGGGCTGAATCCGACTGCCTCATATTGCAAAGTCGATGTGAGATAGGCTGTAGAACGATTAAGGCGAGCATTTTTCCATGCTGAAAGTAATCCCTGTACTTCGGCAGGTGGAAGGTCTGCACCTGAGTTACGAATGTAGCCTGTAGCCATTGGAGTCGCGGCTGCAACTACGCTGGCTTTCTGAATGTCCAAAGCGGCGCGAATTGTTGAGACGCCTGTGTTTAGAATGCCATCGCTTAGAGATTGAAATGTGATAAGTGAACCGAGGCCGTCCATTGGGACTGTAGTGCCATCGATTGCATATGATTTGACGAAAACATTATCACGATCAAGTGTCGCTGTGACTCGGCTGTTAGCGACCCACTCAAAGCGTGATGGGCGACCATCTTCTTGATAAGTCTCAACTACTTGCCAAAATGCTTGGCCGTAAAATAGAAGTGAATCAACGGTGTAAGCAATAGTGACAGAACGTGGCTGAGAATATGAAGGCTGATCAAGCCATAGTGGCTTGCCTAATTCTTCGCCTGTTGATTTCTTGTAAAGCTCAAGTGGGATCGTGCCAATCGTGCCAGCAAGTAGATTGCGACAACGCGCTAGGGCAGGTACGCCCATAGCTTCCGTGCGTCCAACGTAGGCAAATTGGAATGGCATCGCATAAGGTGAATACTCACCTAGAACCTGAGGTGCGTACTGAGCCTCGACATTTGCTTTCGGTGCTGCACCTGTAAGGCGCGAAAGGATACCCATAGAGGGCAATTATACACTATGCGGTGTAGATTGCTGCGATCTGTTGAGGTTTCATCAACATTGATACGACCATGGCAAGAGAGATTGGCGCTGATACATCGCCAGCACTCTTACGCTTAACGATACGCCATGACGAATCATTTACCTTAGCCGCGCAATTATTCATCTGTTGAATCAGTTCGGCTTGGCCGTTATGCACGACTCGGCCGTGGACTAGACCATCGAGAAGGTCAGAACAAGCCTGATAAAACTGCTGTCCTGAGACGTCGGTCGTAATCTGTCCTGCATTGGCAAGGCGCTCGCTGATTGATTGAGTGGTGTACTTATCAAAACAGATCATCTTTGGCCGGTACTGATCAGCCCAACCTTTGATGTCAGCTGCAATCTTTAGGTCATCGACTGAGACTTGGCTTTCCCACGTCTGCAAGATTCCCACTCCGATTCGTCCGTCGCCCATAATCTGACCAGCAACGAGGCTCGCATTGCGGCGAGATGGAGATACATCGAAGCCAAAAATTGTATAACCGCCAGCTGGAATCGAGAGCGTGGCATCGCTGGTCGCCTCAAGTACGCCATGAGGCCACGGACTTTGTAGAGAGTCAATCCATTGACATAGAAGCTCAGTTCTAGTGTCCTCAATCTTATTAGTTGCGACAGCTTCTTCAAGTGACTCCTCGGTTATCGTGTGTCCTAACGCTGGATTGGCAAATGCCCATCCATTGCGATCTGTGATCTTGCAATACTGTGGCGCTGAGTATTCATAGAATCCAAATGACTTAGGCGGTGCAGATAAGGCACGCTCTCTGAGATTGTTAAGTGTTTCTGAGAAGGCATCGCCAGCATTGCTAGTCAGAAATGTCTGAGAGTTAGGTCTAGCGCGAGTGGTAGGGATTGCAGCGGTGTAGCCATCCTTACTGATCTCTCGGACTTCATCAATCCATAGAAAGTCTGCGGTTCGTCCACGAGATGAATCTCGCGTGTCAGATACGAGGTCGAGCGTTGCACCATTGAGAAGCTCGATGCGCTCTCCGCCGTTGGCATATCGGATCGCCTTAGTGCCTGCCTTAAGTTGAGGTGCGTTCTCGATGATCCATGCAATCTCACGAAAGGTCATAAGCGCCGTCGCTCGGTTGGATGACATAATCAAATGCTTCATCTCGCCTCCGTAAAAGAGCCCCCAAATGACGCGCATACGACCTAAATGGGACTTGCCATTCTGTCGAGCTACCAACAACAGCGATGTCTTGCGGATGTAGTTGCCTTTAGCATCCACGCGCATCATGTCGTCTAAGACCCAGCGTTGCCACGGCATAAGCGGAGTCCCTAGATCATCTGCGAGCTTAGCAATCTCATCTGCCCTAGTTTTGCCCTTGAGAAGTGGACTGTGAAGCCTTGCTTTGATTGCCCCTCGCAGCGGCTGTTTGCGAGTCGCCATTAGTCAGGACTGTCTGTGACTGGTCGGGCGGTAAAGGGTGAGTCCGGCATCGACTTGGACTGCATCGGGTAGATATTGGAAGA